GTTGAGGGGAGCAGGATCGGGTGACGAGCGAACCCTGTCATGCCGGGCCGGCCCCGGCAAGGAGAGACGCGATGCACCTGCGACCCGACTACGCGACTTGCAACGGTCCGCCGCGCGCGGCCCGCAACCTGGACGACTGGACCGCCGACGGCGCCCGCGCAGACCGCGAGCTGGACGCTGCCATCGAGAGCCGCGAACGCACCGACCGCGAGCGGCGCACCGCCATCCGCGATGTGTACGCCGTGGCGGAGCTGGTCCTCGAGCCCGTCGTCGCCACCGTGGAGGCCGACAGCGTGCCGCGACGGCTGCGGCAGGAGGTCGCCGAGTCGCTCGCAGCCCGCGGCGTGAAGCACCCGTCGCGCGACCAGAAGATCCGCGAGGCTCGCCGCATCCTCGCGGGGCACCTCGCCGCCGCGGACATGGAGACGTCGCTGGCCCTCACGCTCGCAGCGGCGCACCTGTGGGCCCCCGAGGGCGGCTGGAAGGCGCACGCCCCCCGCGGCCCTCAGCGTGAGGGGTTCCGGAACCTGCGGCACGTGCTGGAGAGCGCGTACGGTTCCGACCACCTCGGGGGCGGCTCGCTGTCGCTGGACATCGCGCAGAACCGCGCCCGCACTCGGTCGCTCCCCGGCGAGGTGTTCGTGCAGGCGTCGCGCTCGTCCACAGGCCGCGCCCGCGCGCATGCCGCGGTGGACCGCCGCATCGATGCACAGGCCGCCATCTGGCGCAGCGGCGCCCCTCTGCCCCTCGTGGCGTTCCTGTTCGAGCGCGAGGTCCTCGGGCGCTACCCGACCCGCGAGACCACGCTGGACGAGCTGCGCCGCCGCGAGGCCGGCAAGCTGGCCGTCACCCTGCCGGCGCACCCCAGCAAGGGCGCCAGCGAGCAGGAGATGACCGCGTGGAGGGTCGCGTGCGGCGAGGCGTTGTGGGGCTCCACGGACGCCGCCAAGGTCAAGGACGCCGCGCTTCTGCGAGGCGTACGCGATGCGAAGCGCGCCGTGAAGGAGGCCGCGGGGCTCGGCGAGGATGCGCCTCCCGTCGCGAAGGCGAAGGCGCCACCGCGGGCAACCATCGCGCGCGTGATGCCGACTCTGGGGTGCGCATGAGCCATCCGTGTCCCTGCCAGAGCGGGAAGCCTTTCCACGAGTGCCACGGCGACCGACCGCCCTTGGAGGGCTGGAAGCAGATCGGTGACGCGCTTGGCGTCTCCCCCGACACGGCGCAGCGGTACGCGGCCCGGTCTTACATGCCCCTCGTGGTGTTCTACGACCACGCCGACCGCGTCTGGTGCCCGTGGGCTCACGTGCGGGACTTCAAGAACCAGCACCATCTCCCACACTGGGCCCATGCGCTTCTCCGTGGGCGGCAGCTCCTTCCGAGCCAACAGGCCACGGGGCGTCGTCGGAAGCCTCCGCGCGCTTCGTTGGAGGGCGCAGCGGAAGCGGCCCCCACGGCTGCACAGGACGATGTCCCCCCGTCCGGGCGTCGCCCCGCTGCGTGACGGGCTCGGGAGGCTCTTCGTAGACGGCGCCTACCTGGGCGGCGAGCTTCCCAAGGAAAGCCGCCTCGCGTTCCGTCAGGCGTCGCTTCTGTACGCGCTCCAGCATCGCGCGAACGATCGTTGTCTCGCGCGGCGTGAGGGCGCGGCGCTTCGCGTAGACGGCGCGGAGCAGGCCCACCTCGGAGGGGGCAGGTTCGTAGGACATCGGGCGGCCATCCGGGTTGATGCAACCTCTCGGGCGGGCGCCTCCGGTGGAAAGGGTGCCGCGTCTCGGCATGGGGCTCCTGTTCTTCTCAGGCAGGGCTAAGGGTGGATCCTTGCGGTCCGATTCCTAGCGAGCGAGGCAATTTCTCGGAGCACCTACCACCCGGCTGGAAGCTAGAAGAGGGGGCCATCGTTCGGAAAGGGGGTCAATACCCAATCGACAGCGAGCGGCACCATGCGGCAACGGTGCGCGGCTGCTCGCGCTGCGAAGGGCTGCGGCGTCGTGGCGAGCGGCACCGCGCGGCTTGCGAACTGCGTTGCGCGGGGAGCACGTTGCGTGAAGCGTTCTGCGGCTCGCGGTTCTGGCTGCCGCATGTGCGCGCGGAGCCTATTTCGCGTGAAGTACAAGGATCGAATCGTCGGGCTGATCAGAGTGCGCGGGGATCGGATCGTGCCGCACCCGGACAACTGGCGGACGCACCCGGAGCACCAGCGGGACGCGATGCGCGGCGTGTTGGCGGACATCGGGATCGGCGACGGGCTGAAGGCCGTCCCGCTCGGCGAGGACCGCATCCGCGAGGTGCTGGCGCTGAAGACCGCCGCGGAGCGCGAGGCGTGGTTGCGCGCGTTCGACGCGAGCGGCGCGGACGTGATGCTGCTGGACGGGCACCTGCGAGCGGAGGAGATCCGCGACCAGCCGGTGCCGGTGCTCATCCTGGACCTTCTGCCGGCGGAGCAGGCGGAGTTCCTCGCGACGTTCGACCCCATCGGGAGCTTGGCTGCGAAGAGCACCGAGAAGCTGGACGCGGTGCTGCGGCAGTTCAACTCCACCAACACGGCTGTGCAGCAGCTCGTGGCGGGCCTCGCGGAGATCAAGACGGGTGGCGGCGCTCTCCCTGACATGGGAGGGGAGCCGCCCAATTTCGCGCCGGGGACGGAAGACGAGCAAGGCCGGCTGGACCAGAAGAAGCCGATCACGTGCCCAAACTGCGGCGAGGAGTTCACGACGTGAACAAGCCAGTGCTCCGGCTTGACTGGTGTACGCACGAGGCTGCGAAGTACGCAGTGGAGCACTGGCATTACAGCAAGCGCATGCCGATGCCGCCGATCGTGCGCGTTGGGGCATGGGAAGATGGCAGTTTCATCGGGTGCGTCTTGTTTGCCAGGGGGGCGAATATGAACATTGGTGCGCCGTATCGCCTTGCTGCAACGGAGGTCGCTGAACTTGTTCGCGTCGCGCTCACTACGCATCGCGCGCCTGTATCGCGCGTAATGTCGATCGCCTGCAAGTTCCTCGTGAGGCATTCGCCTGGACTGCGCCTGCTCGTGAGTTACGCAGACCCAGCAGAGGGGCACCATGGTGGTATCTATCAAGCGTGCGGATGGGTCTACGAAGGCCCAAGCGGCGAAGCTACGCAATTCCTACACGAAGGCAGGTGGAAGCACCAACGCGAGGTAAGTGCCGGAGCGTTTGGCAACCCAAACACCAAGCGCAACTGGCAATCGCTCCCACGTCGCAAGATGCCCGGCAAGCACAAGTACCTTTTGCCGCTCGACGACGCCATGCGCACACAGATCGCCCCCCTTGCCAAGCCCTACCCCAAGAAGGTACAAGAACCACGCGTCGGAAAAAGCTCGTCCGGTGGCACCACCACTGGAGAGGGCGGCGCAATCCCGACCCCGACGCTCCAGCTTTAGCCCGGCGCTCGCGGCCTGATGCGGCAGCGCCTCCCGCTTCGCTACGCTGCAAGCCGTCCCCGCAGCGCGCCGTGCGGCACCATGCGGCTTGCCGCACCTCCGTTCAACCTCCACGCTGCCGGTAGAATGAGGGCCGCGCCGTAACCAGTACCCATCGCGCAGCCCGCGAGGTGTTGGTGGCGAAACAGAGGCCGGCGGTTCAGCCCCCGGCGCCGAAGGACGAGATCGAGGAACGCATCGGCATCCTGCGCAGGATGATCGTGACCTGCGAGTGGAACGAGTCGAACGCGCACGCCGTCCAGAAGAAGCTCATGGAGCGATGGGGCGTCTCGGATCGCACGATCCGGGAGTACGCCCGCGTCGCGCGCCGCGAGATCGGTGCGGTGACGCGCGTGGACCCGGCGGACCTCGACACGTACAAGCGGATCGCGCTCGCCCGCGTGGAGTACACGTACGAGGCGGCGATGGCCGCGCGCCAGTACAAGGCCGCCGTGGAGGCGCAAGACCTCTGGTGCCAGATTACCGGGGTTAAGCTGTACGAACGGCTGCGCGAGGAGCGCGAAGCCAACCGCGAACGGCGCGACGCCGAGAAACATGCGCGCGACATGGGCGCCGTGGGCGTGCGCGAGGTCGTGCTCGTCGTAGAGGAGTCTCCGGCGCCCAAGGAGCCCGGTGGAAGCGACGGCGCGTGAGCTTCGCATCCGGCTGACGAGGCCGCAGACGCTCGCGCGGCGCACCATGAAGCCGCGCACGACCACGGCGCTGGCGTGGGGCCGCGGCTGCGGCAAAACGACGTTCACGCTCCTGACGTGGGCGATGCTGGTGGCCGAGTACGACGGCAAACCGCGTGGTCCTGCGGGGAAACGGGGCGTCCGCATCGTTCATCTGATGCCGACGTTCAAGCAGTTCCGCGACGTGTACGCGGAACTGATCGAGGAGATGCTCAACCCCCCGGCGGGAGAGGAGACCGGCGGGATCGCGGGGCTGTTCTACTGGCTCGGGGCCAAGGTCAACCGGACGACGTGGCACATCTCGTTCCCCGGCGGGTCATGGATCCAGCCGTTCGGGACGAAAGAAGCCAACCGATCGCGCGGGCTCCGGTGCGACGTCTGCACCGTGGACGAAGCGGACGACGTCGAGCCGGGCATCCTGGACGGCATCGTCAAGCCGTGGTTCTCGGAGCCGTGGTCGCTGGCGATGTTGCTCGTCGAGGGCACCCCGCGGCGCGGCCGTCACGGGCTGCTCTGGCGCGAGATGGTCGCCGGTTGCAAGGGGAAGCCGGGGCACTACGCGTACCACGCGACCTATCGTGACGTCCCGGAGCACGTCTCGCAGGAGTACGTGGCGCAGGTGAAACAGGACACCGTACCGGCGGTGTTCGCGCGCGAGTGGGAGTGCGATTTTGACAGCGCCGAGGGCCTCGTTTACTCGATGTTCGACGAGGCGTTTCACGTGCGCCCCGCCGGCCCGGGCCCGTGGGAAGAGATCCTCGTGGGCTGCGACCATGGCTGGTCCGCTCCGGGTGTGTTCGCCGTTGTGGGCGTACAGGGCAGCGGCCCGGACGCCATCTGCCACCTCATCGAGGAGGTCTACGAGCGCGAGCGCGAGGACGGCTGGTGGACCCAGAAGGCCCGCGAACTGAAGACGAAGTACGGCCGCTGGCCGATGCGCTGGTTCGGCGACCCGAGCATGCCGGGGAAGTGGAAGGCGATCGCGAACGGCGCGCAGGTGCGGTTCGGCGACACGAACAACGACCGCGCCGACGGCGTGTCCGCGGTGACCGACCGCCTCGTGGTGCGCGTGACGGAGTCGGGTGACGGCTCCGACATCGTGAAGCGCGCCCGGCTGTTCGTGGACCCCTCGTGCCGCAACACGATCTGGGAGTTCCGCAACTACAAGCGCAAGCCGGACCCGAACGACAAAGAGAAGTACCTGGACGAGATCGCGGACGGCAACGACCACGCGATGGACGCCCTCCGTTACGCCATCTTCTCGCGCTTCGGCAAGCCCGCAGCGACCGTGAGCGCCATCGGTGGCGGCTACTGACCTGACCCATGCAGATCGACCTCCCCTCGCTCGAGAAAGCGCGCCGGCTCTACGAGGCCAACGTCGCGCCGCGAGCACGCGCGCTGCGGACGCTGGAGCAGTACGCGCTCGGCACGCAGTACGAGGGGCGCCCGAGCTTCTGGGATGACGAGGTGCCGCTGCGGGATCGCTCGCCGTGCATCGTCGTCCCGATCGGCGAGCGCGCCGCGCAGAGCAACGTGGACCTGTGCCTCGGGCAGGGTCGCGCGCCGACGTTCTCGTTCTACGCGAGCGAGGACGACAGCGTGTTCGACGCCGCGCTCGGGCTCACCGAGGACGACGCCGCGCTGCTGACCCGCTTCCTGTGCGCGTGCGTCGAGCAGTCCGACGCCGGCACCGCGTTCCAGGACGCGCTCCTGTGGGCGCAGCTCCACGGCACCACGGTCGGCATCGTGTGCGCGCGCGGCGGCAAGCTCGCGGTCGACATCGAAGATGCGAAGTGGTGCTCCCCGACGTTCGCCGAAGACGACCCCGACGCGGTGACGGCGCTGGAGATCCGCTACCCGTTCCTGCGCGAGGACGTCGGCGAGGGCGGCAAGCTCTACTCGCGGTGCATGCTGTACCGCCGCGTGATCGACGAGACGCGTGACGTCGTGTACGCGCCCGCCGAAGCGAACGAGAACGCCGCCGACCCGGAGCGCTGGGTGGAGGAGCGCGCGGTGGAGCACGGCTTCGGGTTCTGCCCGGTGCGCTGGTATCGCCACGGCACCACGGGCCGCGCGCGCGGGCTGGACGGCAAGGCGATCCACGCGCTTGTGCTGGACGAGATCCACCAGTTCAACCTCGCGCTCTCGCAGGTGCATCGCGCCGCGATCACGAGCACCGATCCGCAGATGTACGAGACGGGCGTGGACGCGGATCACAACCCCGCGCCGATGGGGCGCACCGCGTCGCTGTGGATGCCCGGCGACCCCGCGGCGAACCGCGCGTGGATCACGCAGCAGGGCCCCAGCGGTCGCGACGGTCGCCCCGCTCGCAAGCGCGGTCCCGGCGTGGTGCTGCGCTACCCCGACGCGCAGTCCCGCGTGGGCCTGCTCACGCTCCCCGGTGACGCGCTCACGGCGTCGTCCAACAACGCGCGCTCGCTCTACGCCTTCTTGAAGGAGACGCTCGGCGTCGTGTTCCTGGACCCCGAGCAAACGAAGGTCGGGAGCGACATCAGCGGGCGCGCGCTGGAGTGGCTGCACAGCAAGCAGATCGACCGCTGCAACATGATGCGCCCGCGGTTCGCGCGCGGCTTCATGCTGCCGGTCCTGTCGATGATGCTGCGCGTGGCGCTCCTCGCGAAGGGGACGATCTTCCTCCCCGGCGCGGACAAGGCGCGCGCGGTGCTCCAGCGTTTCCAGCGGCAGCTCTCCGGCGCGACGGCGGCCACGTGGTTCGACCCGGACATCCGGGTCACGTGGGGGCCGTACTTCGCGCCGACGGCGGCCGATGCGAAAGCGGACGTCGAGAGCGCGATCACCGCGAAGGACGCCGGCATCATCACGCAGCACACCGCGGTTGAGAAGATCCGCCCGCATTTCCCCGACATTCGCGACGTGCAACAGTACCTCGAAGCGCTGGAAGCCGAGCGCGCCGGGAAGATGCAGGCGTTCCACGACGCCGCCGCGGCGCTCACGGAGCGCGCGGAGGAGCGAACCGCCGAGCCGCTCGAGGCTGAAGAGGACGCGCCCGCGAGCGTCCAGCGCCCGAAGGTTGTGCCGCCCAAGCCGGAGCCGCGCGCACCGAAGGGCAAGAAGCCTCCGGTGGTGCGCGCGAAGAAGCGCCCCCGCCCGGCCGAGGAAGAAGCCGCAGCCTGATGCTCACGCCGAACCCGCAGAAGCCCGCCACGCAGGCGAAGGTCGCCGCCGCGCTCGCGCCGTGCGTGGCCGACTTGCTCGACCTCGCCGGGCACGCGAAGCTCGCGCACTGGCACGTGCGAGGGCCGGCGTTCATCTCGCTCCACGAGCTGTTCGACGCGCTCGCGAAGACCAGCCGCAAGGCAGCCGACCGCGTGGCGGAGCGCGCGGTGTTTGGCCTCGGCGGCACCGTCCCCGGCACTGCACGACAGGTCGCCGAGGAGAGCCGGCTGGACGACTTCCCCGAGACGGAGCGCAGCGCCGACCCGCTCTGCAAAGCGCTCGTGCTCGGCGCCCGCACCGTGAGCGAAGGGCTGCAAGAGGCCCGCGTGACGTGCGAGGAGCTGGGCGACGTCGACACCGCGAACCTGCTGCAAGACGTCGCGCTGACGCTGGAGCAGTCCGCGGGGCTCGTCGCCGCGCATCTTCCGTAGGTGCCATGTCCGACGCCACCGCTGCCGCGCTGCTCTCTACCGAGGGCAAGGCGCTCGCGGCCATGCGCCAAGCGGTGTCGCTCTACCGCGACCCGCGCGACGCCGCCCCGCTCCTGATCAGCACCGTCGAACAAGCCCGCGCGCTTGCCCGCCGCGAGGGCGCTCGCACGATGACTGCCGAGGTCCGGCAACCGCTCCCCGCGCTGCCGGCGCTCCCCGACGTCGACCGGAAGTACGCCGAGCGCGCCGTCGCTGGCTACCTGAAGGCGCTGGACGGCGCCGCCGAGAAGCGCGCCGCCGGTGAGACTGCCAGTGCTGCGCGCGTCGTGGAGGTGAAGCTGAACCTCATCGCCGCCACCGAGGTGCCCGGCGCCTTCGGCGAGGAGCGCGAGCGCATCGAGCGCCGCGTGGTGGCCGACAACCCGTCACTGATCCCGATCCTGCTCAAAACGTGGAACGCGCGTCTCGATCGCGCGTGCCCCGTGTGCCGCGGCTTGCATCGCACCGCGCGCCCGTGGGGCGTGGACTTCGACGGCAAGCAACCAGGCCGGGCGCACAACAACTGCCGGTGCTTCGCCACATACATGCCGATCGGCATCGGGCTGCGTGGCGGGCAACAACTGCAACAGCGTCGCGAGGGCGGCCTGTGGGAGTGGTACGAGTGACGTTCTGCCATCGCTGCCAGAAGGACCAGCACCCCGCCGTGGACTTCCAGGCGGACGGCACGCTGGTGGAGCAGTGCCCGGAGTGCCAGGCGCCGCTTGCGATGCCCGAAGCGCCCCCGGTGGCCGCTCCTGCCGTGGTGGCCAAGAACGTCACCGCCAAGGCCGCTCCGGCGTCGGAGCCCGCGCCGTGGGATGCGCTACTGGAAGGTGCCCGCGCACGGCTCGCGTTCTGCGAGGCGGAGATCGCCAAGCGTGACGGCTTCCTCGCCGAGCGCGACATGCTCCGCAAGATGCTCGCTGCGGCCGACGGCGAGACGAAACCGGCGGCGACGCTGCCGCTCAACTGAGAGACCTCCACCACATGAAAATCTGCCTGATCTGCGGCGCCACGTCGGCGGCCCGCGCATCCTCCTGCGACCAATGCGGCGAGGCGTCCTGGCACGCCCCACTGCTGGCCGATGCCGTGGGCGTCGTCTGGCACGGCGAGCACATGGCGGAGGCGCTGCCGGATGCGGCGCTCATGCCCCAGGACGGCGCCGCCGAGCCCGAGGACGGCCCCGTGGAGGCGCCCGCCGAGGGTGCCCCGACCGATACGCCCCGGGTGCCGCGGCGGCGCCGCGTGCCGCCCTCCTGACGTCGCGCGCCCGTTCGCGCGCCGAACCTGACCCTCTTCCCCCTCTCTCTCGGAGCATCCCATGGCCGTCGTTGCAGGCACCATCACCAACGTCTTCGGACACACCACCTCGGGCGGGCCCAAGGTCAACGGCAGCGGCAACGCCGTCCTGACCTGCGTCATCGCCGCGACCTTCACCGGCACCTACGCGCAGAGCGACAACGCGCAGATCAGCGCCGTCCCCACCGCGATCAAGGACAGCCGCCGCGACGGCAAGACCGTCACGATCCTCCAGTCGTGCATGGAGTACCCCGGCGACGAGGCCGGCACCATCATCGGCGCCAAGACCGTCGCCGTCAGCACCAACGACATCACGCTCGAACTGACCGGCTCGGACCTCACCACCGAGCACTCGGGCGCGGCCCTCGGGACCATGACGTCGCCGATCGGGTTCCGCGTCCTCTACGTGCTCTCCTGACCCCACGCGATCGGCGTGACGCTGCGGCCGTCACGCTGCGCCCACCGCCGCATCCTCCACCGCCCTCGCGAGCGATATCGCGAGTAGGAGACCCATGACCGACACCGCCACCCCGGCGGCGCCGCAAGGCACCGCTGCGCCCATCGTTCCGCCCGTCATCGCTGCCACGCCCGCCGCGCCGGTCCCTCCGGTCGCGGACGATCCCGACCTCGTCAAGATGCCCTCCGCGAAGCTGCGGGAGCGCCTCGCCGAGGAAGCCGAGAAGGGCGCCAAGCGCGCCGCCGAGCAGTTCGCGAAGGACCTCGGCGTCGACATCGCCACCGCGAAGAAGCTGATCGCGGACGCCAAGGCGAGGAGCGACGCCGAGAAGAGCGAGGTGCAACGCCTCACCGAGCAGCTCGCCGAGCGCGACGCGAAACTCGCCGAGTTCGGCGCGTACAAGTCGGCCGTCGAGGTGCGCGCCGCGGCCGAGATGGCGGGCCTCACCGAGGCGCAGCGCGTCGCGGTGCTCGCCATCGCGAAGGACTCGCCCGCGCTCCAGCTCCAGACGATCGAGACGCTGCGCCCGACGTGGGCCGCCGCCGCGGAAGCTCACAAGGTCGCAACCGAAGCCGCCGCCAAGGCCGCCGCGGAAGCTGCCGCGAAAGCGGCTGCTCCTCCGCCGGGCCCCGCGGGCGCTCCAGCCGCATCTCTCGCCGCGCCTGCGTCCACGGCGCCGGCCAACCCGCCCCCGGCACCCCCTTCGCCGGGCTCGCCGGTCAATCACCTCGCCGAGTACGAGCGCCTGAAGGCGGCGCAGCCGTACGCGGCGGCCACGTACTTCAACCAGCACGCCAACGCGATCATCGCGGCGCGCAAAACCAACCCCACCGCCACCCCGCGCTGACCGGCCATCTCCCCACGGATTCGGGAGAGAGCGCCAGCGCCCATGATCTGAGGTCTACCCGATGAGCACCATCGACCGTGCTTCTCTCCCGCAGGAGTTCTTCGACGTCACGTCCGCCCGGCTGCTGGTGCAGCCCGAGCCGCAGTATTCCTACGCGCGCCTCTTCGTCGATGCGCTCGGCGCCGCGCCCCCCAACGTCGAGGCACTCGGGCACATGTCCGAGAGCTTCGGCGCCGGGGGCGCGCCGTACATGAACCTCGATGAGATGATGAGCACGTTCAGCAAGAACGTGTTCCGCGATGCGATCACCGTCGTGCCGGAGATCGGGGCGCGCCCCGGTCACACGGTCCGCATCAACCGCCCCGCGTTCACCGACGGCGTGTACACGCTGGCGGCGCGCGAGATCCCGAGCGGCTCCACCATCTCGACCACGGGGCAGAGCGTCTCGGCCGAGCAGGTGTCCCTCACGCTCAAGCGCTTCGGCGGCCCCGGCTACTCCGGCGGCACCGGGGCCAACAGCGTGCGGCCCCTGTCGATCGAGCGCTTCGACGCCGGGCTCTCGCTGCACCAGATGGTGGGCATCGCGGACATCCACATCAAGCGCGACTTCCACCGCTGGGTCCACTACGTCATCGCGACGCTGCTCGACGGCGCGAGCACGAGCAACAACGTGTTCCCCGATGGCAAGTCCGCGGTGACCGACTTCGTCGCCACGGGCGACGGGCCGATGTCGTTCGACATGGTCCTCAAGGCCGGCCGCATCTTCGCCGACGCGAACATCCCGATGTTCAGCAACGGCCGCTGGGGCATGACCCTCGCGCCGCGCCAGGTGGAGCAGCTCAAGAAGGACCCGAGCTTCAAGGAGCAGGCGGTCTTCCACCAGGAGTACAACACCCTGTTCCAGGGGCTCTACGTGGGTACCGTCGGCGACTTCGACGTCTTCCGCACCACGGCGCTCAACACCGGCACCAACGCGGGTGTGACCTACTACAAGGGCCACATCTTCGGGCCCGGCGCGCTCGGTGCAGGCGTCGGCGGTGTGCCGCGCGTGGCGCACTCCACCAACAACAACTTCGGCGAGACCGACCTCATCATCTGGCTGATGTACGCCGCGTTCTCGCTCCTCGACAGCCGCTTCGCGGGCGTCATCTACACCGACTGACCGCCGCAGGAGAACCGGAGAACACTATGGGCAACTTCAACGGCGGCATCCGCAACAACCAGCTCGCGACCGGCACCACTGCGGCGACCGGCACCACGGGCACCACCATCGGGGGCCCCACGCTCGCGATGAACGAGGTCACGCCCGGTACGGCCTCGGCGCTCGTGTACGCGCAGGCGACGACCTCCACGCTCACGCTCACGCCGAAGTGGCAGGTGAGCGCGGACGGCTCGACGTGGCGCGACGTCAAGCTCCCCAACAACGCGGCGAACGTCGTGCTCGTCACGGGCACCGGCAGCGCGGTCGCGTCCACGGTCGTGGTCGTGGCGCCCGATGCCGTGTACGGCTGGTTCTACGCGCGGTGCTCGCTCCTCACGGGCGGCACCACGGCGAGCACCGGCGACGAGTACAGCATCTCGTACAACTACCTCGCTCGCGGCTGGGCGCGCTAACCGATGGCGCTGCTGGACTCGGAGGTCGCCGCCTGCAAACGAGAGACGGGCTGGAACCTGCTCGGCATCGGCGCGATCCCGTTCATCGGGGTCACGCAGACGTTTGAGCAGATCATCCAGCCGTACCTCGGCAGCGGCGCCTCCACCACGTCCAGCACCGCCGTCACGGCGTCCACCGCGGCAGCGCCGGCCACCATCGTCCTCGCGTCCGGCACCGGCTTCGCGACGTTCGCGCGCGTCGTCGTGGACGTGGACGATCGGCAGGAGGTCGTAACCGTTCAGAACATGAGCGGCGCGAACCTCACGGCGCTGTTCAAGCTCGCGCACACCGGGACGTATCCG